CTGTGGCGCAATATATGGGATTTCCATCTCCAATGGAGCGTTGCTCTTCACATCAATCACTCGCGTCCCCCTTCCTTGAGACAAATAGCTAAGAGACATGAATCTGTCTATTGATTCAACAGGTAAATAATACTTGAGACACTCATTAAAGGCCGCAAATGGTTGATAACTAACTTGTATCTTACCATAATGAAAAGGTGTGGCAGAGATAGAAACACGAACGTGCAAATTTCCCTTGATATATGCATAATTTCTCAACTTAGCCCTAATGGAAGGATGATTGAGAAAACTGCTCCATAAATCTGTTTCATAGGTGAGATTATTCCCGGCTGACACTTCAACACTCGTTAATTTCAGAGGTCTCTTCAAAAAATCTTCAACATGTAGGACCTCTCTTTGTCCCACAGACAGATACGATGTATAACCTGCGTTGGTGTCGTCAGGAACACTACCGGAAACTTCAACTACATTTTCATGAGTTGTTGACTCCGGTTGTTCTGACATTTTCATATCATAAACTTCTCCAGACTCACTAAAGACCTTCTCATCCATCAACTCCTTTCTCAGGGAGTTCCATATTCTCTCGATTGTGCTCTCCAAGGAAGAAATACGTGCTAAAGTAGCATGATAACGTTCCACAGAGAGTCTAATGTCTGGAAAGGACGAGTAGATTAAAGTCTGTCTGGCTCGACGAAGTCCATATCCAGGCATGGGATCTGCCAAAGTTTTCAACTCTTCTTTAAGAGTTTTTAGCTGCATTTCATACTGTTGCAGCTTGATTTCTAAATCTTTAGAACTGGCGAACCGTTGAGTACTGTGAGTAGGTCGATTCAAACCTAAACACAAATGGCTTATATTTTTCGAGAGGAGAGTCTGCGATTGTAATTCAGCCTGAATAACAATCGACTCCTTCTCGGGTAGTCTTCCCTCCGGTACTTCCATTGCTGTGGAGCATAAAGATTGAAATACTGTATCGTAAGTTAGTAAATCAAACTTATATTCACTTCCAAAAGAATCAATTAATAATTTCTTAATCTTTTCTCGAAATGATTTGAATCTACTTCCATTTTCATGGAAAAAGGATTCACGTAAGACTGAATTAACCATAGCTTCAGTTTGTTCTATTTCATTCAATTCGGAACTTGGTAATCTCCATTCTAACGTTTTATACAAAGAATCTAGATCTAGTGGTGCAACCACTCTATTTAGAACACTGTGATAAACAAAATTTCTCTTCAAAAATCCGATCTGATCTGGGCGCAAATAGGTTTCAAACACATCAGTCTTTTGGGAGTTAGTAAATGTCATACTGGTCTGATTGTTGACAAAGTCAGCAAATGTTATATTGTTAAAATCACAAGCAATATCATCTTTCAAAGCTGCCAAGCAATCATCTCCGTAAGTGACAGGTAACACCTGATCGAAAAAAATCATCTCTATCTGTTACGGTTATATAGCCATAAACGAAGAGAATCAAATTACGTAATGAATTGTCTTCTGCAGTTGCATATTTGCCACTAAGCTGTAATCCCGGGGCGACAAATATGTCACCAAGCATTTCCACCACTGGCATCATATTATCCCCCAACAATCCTCTAACTACCTGAATGTGGTGAGATTCGTATCCAAAGTGCTGTAACAACATAATGACCAAATGATTGGCAGCCTGACCAACCTCATAGGGCATGGTAAGATCATAGCCTCCATAGTCACCTTCAATAAATTTGTTGCCAAATGTAGTCAATCTCGTGAACAATGTGTGTGCATCTCTATGCATGTCTACTCCGATCGCGGTATAGAAGCATTCACTATGTTCTATCATGAGCGTAAAGAAGGGTGATAAAAACATCCTCATAACAATTAATTGGGCGAAGGGTGTGGAGAAAAACACCCTGGTCTTACCAAGTATAGCTTTTTTAGAATCTCTAGGTTCGTCTTTCAATTGAGCCTTGAATACGGGGTGATTGGACAAACCTTGCTCGTATTTCGCTATGATAGCGGATACTTCTCTTAATATATCATCACTCATTTCATCGTAAACATAATTGTTACCCAAGTAATGTCGCTCTGCATAGTCACTCTTTTTTCCGGGAGTGCCAAATCCTGCTGCCTTAGACATGCCAATACGTCGCAGAAAAATG